AAACAGTAAGCGCGGGTGTGCGGGCATCGCGTTAATCAAACGTGTAAGCGGCACGTCATTTTAAAAACTCATTTATATTATAATATATTATAAATAACATTGTGCGTGGCATGATTTATATAGTCATGCGTCTTATTATTGAAAACCCGTATTGTGATAGGACTGAGAGACTAAAACACCCCCCTTTTATATCCGGCTATAGGTTTAAGGATATATAAAATAATAGTATATAATAAAATAAAAATAGACATGTGTAATAGTAGGGGCTATAAGAGAAATACACGTTTTCAGTTTTTCAGTCCGGTAGGGGGTTTTATGTTTGAAGACTTAAAGGGCACTCTAAAAGATTTTTTTAATTACGCGGTTAGAGTTGAGTGGTTGCATGGTATACATGGTGACATTGTTTTTTATGACGCATCAATAAATAACATGCGGTTTTTCACAATAGGTGACACGTATGGTTACATTGAGGCGGGTGACTTACTTGACAAGCACGGCAATCAAGTGCGTGAGGTTGTTGCAATCACTTGTAATAGAGGCAACTTTACTTTTTGGTATGAGGGTTACAAAAACAAGTCTGATGGTTTGTACGACATCTTGCCGGTTGGCCGTCAGCGTTTAAAGTCACAGTTTTTTAAGCGTCACGCTTGATTATTTGCAAATTGTATGCTTGCCCTCTACAATAAAAGTAGGGGGTGACATGCCAACAAAGAAAAAGGTGACTAAAAAGAAAAAGGTCACAAAGAAAACCACACGCACAAAAAAAGCAACCAAAAAGAAAAAGCAAACACGCTCATCTAAATCAAAGCAACTTGAGGAGTCAGTTGCATCTTTACCACCAACAAAATTAAAAAGGTATGATCTTGGTAGGCCTACAAAGTACAGGCCTGAGATGTGTCAACAAGTAATAGACTTTGCTGAGCAAGCTGACCGACCAATTACAAATGCTATGATTGCGGTTGAGCTTGGTATTAGTCTTGATACCCTTTGGCGTTGGTCTAAAAAAAATCCTACGTTTTCTGAGGCCATAAAAAAGGTAGACACTTTAAGACTTGCTAAATTAGAGGAGTGGGGTTGCCAAGGTATGTGGGCCGGTAAGCAATTTAATAGTGCCGCTTTTATCTTCATGATAAAAAACATGCACCCTCAACATTACAAAGACAAACAAGAGCATGAGCACTCACTTGGTGAGGATAAACCAAGGGGGTACGGCTTTAAATTGTCAAAGCATCCTGATGCTATAGATGCCGAGTGCAAAGTTATAGACGATGACTAAAACCACGATGACTATAACAATCACTGACGCAAACGGGGTACAACGTTACGTACACCCTGACCACATTGCGGGCGTTGTTTTATTGTCACCTACAAGGTACGCAATCTTTAGCACGCTTGAGGGTTATATCATTGCTGACGGTTGTGTTATGCAATTACTCGATTTTTATGAGAGGGCCTTGCAATGATACCGGCGGTAAAATCATCAACCCCAACCTTTAGAGAGTTTACACCTGAGCACATACCTTTTCAGTATCGTGTGGTGTACGACATCAAACAACGTTTTGAGTATGATGAGGGGCCTCAGTTTGTTTTATTAAGTGGGTCAGTTGGTAGTGCTAAGTCACTCCTCATTGCTTACTTGGTAATTGCACATTGCCTTGAGTTTAACGGCTCGTGTGCTTTAGTTGCTCGTAAAGGTATGCCCGATTTAAAAGATACTATTTGGCTAAAGATTGAGCAAATGTTAGACGGGTCTTTTATTGAGGGTGTTGACTATATTAAAAACGACACACGTACTGAGATAACTTTTATTAAAACAGGGTCACGTATAATTACAAGATCGTGGCACGATAAAAAGTATAAAAAGTTTAGATCAATTGAAGTAAGCTTTATTGCTATTGAGGAGATGACCGAAAACAATGACCAAGATAAAGAGGCGTTTATTGAGATGCTTGCTCGTATTGGTCGTTTACCTCACGTACCTGAAAACGTTGTAATAGGTGCAACCAATCCCGATGACCCCTCACATTGGGTTTATGAGTTTTTTATTAAAGGTAGTAAACGCTCTACAACTTGTGACTACTATGCTTTTAAACCACCCAACGTACATACTTATTACTCACGTACTCATGACAACCCTTTTTTACCATCGTGGTATATTGAGCAACTTAAAGACAAGTACGATAGTAAGATGCAACGGCGCTTACTGTTTGGTGAGTGGTTGTATATCAGCACTGATGTTATTTATTACCAGTACAACCCTGAGATACATACCCGATTAAAAAACTCAAAGTATGACCCTGACCTTGCTATACGCCTTACCTTTGACTTTAATATACGTAAGGGTAAGCCCATGTCATCGGCAAGTTTTCAGTTTAACCCACGCATACGTAAGTTTTGTTTTTACGATGAGGTTGCCGTTGAGGGTGCACGTACAGGTGATGCTCTTGAGGAGTGGGCCGGTAAAGGTGTCTTTGATCATCCTGACATTACTGACATTGTGGTGCATGGTGACGCGGCGGGCAAACATCGTGACTCACGCGGGTCAAAGACTGACTACGATATAATTGAGCGGTTTATAGTTAACTATGTACGTAAAGATAAAAAGAAGTTAAAATGTTATATTGAGGTACCTAAAAGCAACCCGCGCTTACGTGACCGGCATAACATTGCAAATGGTCAGCTTGAGAAAAAGCGTGTTATAATTGATGAGCGGTGTGAGTATGTTGATAAAGGTTTGAGTAACGCACGCTTAAAAGAAAACGCGGGGTATATTGAAGACCAAAGCGTTGAGGGTCAAGATATGAGTACCGCCGTCACCTACGGGATTTATTATGTTATAGAGTATGGTGATGACTACATTGATGAGCAACCAATTACTTTTAGCTAAGGTGTATATATGGTCATGAAGTACAAAGCAAGTGAGATTGATATAACTAACCCGTCACATGTCGCTGACATCATCAACGAAATTGAGTGGGATGAAAACCGCCGCCGCCGCCGTAAAGCGTGGCGTGCTTACCAATGTCTTGAGGGCAACCAAAAAGAGTACGTTGTACAGGCGTTGATAAAGCTATACCCTGAGACACATGAAAAATTTAGGGTTGGTGACATCTCGGTTGTTAAAAAAGTCAATGACAAACTCTCCAAAGCATACAAGCAAGCACCAATACGTACACTTGACAAAGAGGCTGAGACAAACGCATTGAGTGACATGTACGACAAGTACCGTTTTCACAATGGATTTAAAGAGGCCGATCGTATTTATAACTTACAAAAATACGTATGCCTTTGGGTTAGTTATCTCAACCCTGATGATGCAAAGGGTGAGGATGAGGGCAAGTATCTATTACGCGCTTTACAACCATACGAGTATGATCTAATTAGGCATGAGGTAACGGGTAAGGTACTTGTGTTTATCATGCCAAGTGCTGACATCACTGTTACTGAGCAAGCCGGTGGGTCAGATGGTCGTGAGCAAGTTATTACTGAGTCACAAAGTGATACCAATGCACAAACTAAACGATATGCTATGTGGGATGATACAAACTTTGTAAAAGTTGAGGTAAAATGTGACTCCTCAAAACAGTCAGTTGAGGTAACAAGCAAAGACATCACTTATATGGTAGGCCCTAAAAAGCATGAGATTGGTCGTATACCGGCGGGCTTTGTATCTCAAGACAGTAGTGTTGACTACCCCGTTGCAAGTAACTTGACCGATCAAAGTATTGATTGGAATGTATCTTTTTCAGACTTAAAAACAGCATCAGCAACACAAGGGCATGGGCAACTTGTTATTAAACACCCTGAGGGTAAAAAACAAAAACACGTACACATGGGTATGCACACAAGTATAAACCTACCTGTAAACCGTAAAGATGTAGAGGCGGGTTTTCAACCTGACGCTCAGTATATTAGTGCATCACCTGACTTAAAAGGTCAGCTTGATGTTTTAAAGTTTGATCTAAGTAACATACTCGATGACCAAGGCATCAAAGCTAAAGGTACTATTGAGGGTGGTGTTGAGAGGTTTGCATCAGGCTTTGACCGCTTACTTAGTGAGGCCGATGTACAAGACATCATTGAAGATAACCAAGACATATACGCTGAGACAATTGAGCAAGAGGTTTACGATATAGTCAAGCACATTGAGGATAGTCTTAATAAAAAGACTTTTACCAGTGAGACTGTAAGTATTACCTTTGAAAAACCAAAGGTCATGATTAGTGACAAAGAGACACTTGAAAACATCGAGAAGCGTGACAAGTTGGGCCTAATGCTTGACCATGAAAAACACATGGTCATCAATCCTAATCTAAGTGAGGATGATGCTAAAAAGCGTGAGGATGAGATACGCAAACAAAAACAAGACAAGCTCAAAGAGTTTATGAGTGACCCAAATAAAGAGCTAAACGGGCCAGATGATGACCCGATTGATAAAGAGCAAGATGAGTAACGTCACCCAAGTTATAAAATCAATCACACTTGATATGACCGACATACCACGTGACCGGCGCAAAGATGCTAAACGTGATGCCAGTGACTTTTTAAAAAACGAAATACTCAGGCGGGTGCAAGATGGTCGGTCACCTGTACAGGGTGAGGGCCGCTTTAAGCGCCTCGAAAAAGACTACGCTAAAGATCAAAAAGGCGGTGTACGTACTGCAAACTTACAACTTGAGGGTGACTTACTTGACAGTTTAAAAGATCACTCAAGAGCAAGTGACCGCATTGATATGGGTCACAAAGGTAAAGAGGCACCTAAAGCTGATGGTCACAATCAACTATCAGGTGAGGCTAAAGCATGGGCCTCAAAGAAAAACTACCCTAAGCGCCGTTACATACCTGATGACAAACAAAACTTTACAAGCTCAATACGTAAAGGTATTGACCGCATACTTGATGAGTATAGAGAAGTACCTGAGCAAGAGGTTGCCGAGATTGATACCCCCGCAAGCACTGTACAAGAGACACCTGAGCAAGTTACAATAGGTATTGACAGTTTATTTAGTGATGATGCTATTGCCTTACTACTTGCTGATGCTTTAGCAAAGTCAAAGGGTGGTTTTAACAGTGGCGTTTAAATTAGTACTTGACAAAAAAACCAAAGACATGCTCAAGGTTGTCAAAGGGCAACCATCCCTAATAAATAAAGTACGCCGCGAGTTTAGAGATAACAGGCGTTACACTCTCAAGATCAAACAAGCATACATAAAAGAGTTGGTAAAAGGTGTGTCACCTGTAAAGGGTAAAGGCAAACTAACCAAATACTCAAAATCATACATTGCCACAATAAGAGGGCAAACAATGTTTAGGACTATTAGGGGTAAGGTTGTACCTTTTAGTAAAAACCCGTACAAGATTAGTGAACTAAAAAACATGCGGGCAAGTAGACAAGCTTTAGGTACAGCACGTAAAGCAAATAGACGTAATAAACAATTTGTCAAAAAGCTACATGATGAGTTTTTGAGAGGAGCTAAAGGCGGGCGTAAGCAAACATCACCTGTCAACATGTTATTGTCTGGTACAATGCGTGAGTCATTTAGGGTTTGGGCATCACCAAACGTTGTACGTGGCTTGATGCTCAACTTCACATACAGTAATAAACTTGCCGA